AAACTCTTCTTTAAAATTAGCGAATTTAGTATTGTTATTCGCCAAAAACTCATCAACCATAGTTCTTAGTTCAGCTAATTGTTCATTCGCCGTTTTCAATTTGATCTCTCCATTGTTCATCTGTGTCAGAGTACTTTAATACTACTATGTCAATTCTATTTAGTTTGCACCAATCTATTTTATCTTCATCTTTAGCTTTTGCAATAGCAAAATCGGCTTTGTTTTTATGAAAGAATGGTGTGTACTCATAGTGTTGTTGTCCATGTACTTCTATAGCTAGCATAATTTGTGGTATATAAAAATCTAAATATAGAACACCCTTTTTGTGAGAAGCAGTGCTTCCCGGTAGTTTGACCTCTTCTAGTATTCTATAGCTATGAAATATATTCTTTAGTAGTTTTCTGGCCCGAATGTGAAACTTTGACCTTTTGCGTTTGTCGTTTGCGTCTACATTGTAACTTGTTAAATTCCAAGCGTATTCTTTGCCATTTATACCTGTAACCTTCATTTAAAACCTCTATAATTATTTTAGATAGTAATATGCCTAAGCATATACTTATAATGTTCTTTATCAAAATAGCTCCTTTATTTTGTCATATACGAAAGAAGCAATTTCTGGATTTTCATTTAAGAATTCTGATAAGTTGTTTGACCCTTGAAACTTAAAAAATCTTTCTATGTCTTCTTCTTTATCAGAAATATTATTATCATTTAGTATCTTTTGTACTACCGGATCTTCTAAGTTATCGACTGCACACTGTATTGTATACCAAGCACCAGCAGATTTAATTAATCTAAACTCACATGCAATCTGCACAACCTCTTGCACTTCATCTAAACCAATGCCATAACGAATCCAGCTTTCTGCTGTACTATTTGGAGTACCGCCAGCACAAGATGTTTTGATATTCCAGTTTGCTATCTGACCAACGTGAGGCCCAGTATCTTTTGGAACTTGCCAGCGACCACGATGAGTGATAACCATGTTCGTTCCAGCTTGATATTGTAACATGTTTCCGCAGTCTGCCATCTTTGCTGGTGCATATGGCGATCCACCAGTGTTTGCGATGTTGTGAGTCACAGCAATAAGAATGGTTTTGTTCTTCATGAGAGAACCACTAATACGCTTAAAAAACATAGATAGTAATCGAGGCAGAGCATTACGAACCCCTGTGCGTACTTCACCATCTAGTTCTACGGAAGGAACCATGTTAGACAATGAATCTGCAATAATTAAACACCCCGGATCATTATTAATATAATATTCTGTAATGTTTAAGAATTCTTCTGCTGATAAAATCTTATCATCTGTAGATTGCACAATAAGAATACCTTCAGGATCTAGACCTTTGATGCCATCAAAGTTTTGTTTCGATAGTCTACCTTCTGTGTTTAGATAGATTACACGCTTTCCTTGAGCTTGGCACTTGGCAGCAAAATGCAAAGCAGTAGTTGTTTTACCAGACTTGGGATCTCCTGTCATTACTACTACAGAACCTTCTCTGAGTCCACCTCCAAGTGCAATATCTAATGCTGGAGATACACCAATAACTTCTAAGCTGTTGATATTTTCTAACACCTCAGTGCCAGTACTTACAACGTCTCCATACTTACTAACAACGGAGTTGCTTACAACATCTGTGTCAAACTTATTAGATACTTTTTTCTTCTTAACCTTACTCATAGATCCCTCAATTTGTTTATAGAACTTTTCTTATTAGAATATTGTTTCTTCCTAGTCTTTACTTGCTTTTGTTCTGACTCGACTTGTGCCTCGTCTGCTTTTGCAGATTCTTCAGCTGCTTTCATCCACCATCTGAATTCTTTATCATACCTCTTTATTGCTTCTAATGCAACCTGATTATACTTCCATCCTCTGGGTCCACCAGCATTTAATCCAATGTGATATATATTTTCAAAATGTTTAGATCTAATTGCTGCTAAAATGGTTGCAGGTTCATATTTTTTTAGAAGTCCCTGAGCTGCTTTCATATTCTTCATAAAAGGTCTATGATATTTATCGCCCTTGGTCCAGAACTTGTATGATGGTTTTTCCATCTTAAATTCTTCTGTCCACCTAAGAATTAAATATTCTGCAATGAAAGCTTCAGCTGTACAATACTCACCAGTTGTTTGGTGCTTATAACTATGCGTCTCTGACCATTGCTTTTGATAATTCTTACTAAACGGTTTTGGTCTGCCTGACATTGTATACAAAAGCCTCTTCAAAACACTCTTCAAAATTGTCTGTATGTTGAGCCTCTTCTACCAAGGCTGGAACAATCCACATTGTTTTTTCAACTTTATTATCTTTTAAAAACCCTATCGTATAGCAGTCTATCGACTTGCCTTGCAATTCTGCTTTTATAGATCTCACTAGATATACTGCTTCCGCATCTTCATTTTCCATTTTAATACAATGAGACCTATAACGCAAGCCAATACCTTTTATATATACATTATTATCATCACAATATTTTTGGAATGTCATCCATTTATCGTAATCATCTAAGTATATTTCTTTATCGTCAGAAGTTTGTATGTAAATCCATATTTTTCTTCTGTTATCAGTATTGGCATATGCTCTACGCCAACCATCTTCGCCTATGATATATTTCATTATTCAGCTTTAATTTTAGTTACACAAGATTGATTTTTTCTAGGCCCAACTTTACGCTTTTCATCTGCAAGTGTAGATGCAGTTTCAGTCATAATGGTTGATCCACGATGATGGTGGATGTGTTCACCCGCTGTGACTGTAGTTTGCTTGGCCTTGTGAGTAATATTCTTTTTAATATATGTTTCTATAGACTTTACTGACCTATCTAGATCTACAGCAATTTCTGCTATATCTTTATCCCTGTAGTTATTGTCAATATAAAACGCTTCAACTTTACTGATTGGTCCTTTTTTAGCCATTTATAAAGCTCCTTTCTGCTCGTCGCATAAATAACGTATTTTTAGTTTGCAAATACTTAACATAGTAGTCAAATGTTTGCTTTGAAGTTGATTTTAGTTCTTTACGAATTTGATTAGCCCTGTGACTATCTGTGCCTCTGGGGTCAAACAGAGTGCCATTTGATGTAAGTACAAAGAATTTCTTTTGTACTCTTTCTCCTAGATCAATTGCTTTATATTCTGCATATACAGTGTCACTATCATTTGATACGCTTTGACCAAAAGCATTGTAAGATTTTGTTTCTGTATTCTTTTTAGCATCTTTTGCTGTGTAGTTTTCAACATATTTCATTTATTCACCTGTAATAATGTATTTCTTCTTTTGTTCTGGAGTCATTTTATTTATTTTACTACGCTGTTCTTTTTTCTCTTGCGCTACTTTAAGATGTTGACTTTTAGATTCTATCTCTGACTTTTGATAGCTACCCATTCTAGACCAATTTTTATCTGCTTGACCTCCAATGGTGCTGGAGTCAGTCATAAAAGAACCTAGCCCTCCATATATTACCCGTTTCAGAGTATTTTTACCACAAGAAGGGCAAGTTTCTAGGGCATCGTCGTGAATAGACTGTCTAACATCTTTCAATGTTTCGCCACAATTTGTACATCCATAATCGTATAACATTTCAAAGTCCTTGTATTGTGTTCCCGGCTAGGGTGAAGTCATGAATCTAAAACTAATTAGATAACTTACTGAACCCTAACCGGGACTATGTTGGGTCTTAGAGTTATGACCTGAATCTAGAATAAACTAGATAACATTATGAACTCTAAGACTCTAATGCGTATAAAACTGCTCCTATAATTCCATTCCTCTGTATATCATGATACTCTAATTGAGAGATTCCGACCCCCGTAACATTAGATAATTTTTGCATACATGTTTCTAATCCAGTATACTTATATATATCTGTTTGTTTATTATCGCCATTTACTAGTACTTTAGAGTGGTTTCCCATTCTCGTAATAAACATTTTAATCTGCTCCAGTGTACAGTTTTGAGCTTCATCTAATATCATATACGAGTCATGGAATGTCGATCCTCTCATAGTTTCTAGGGGTTCAAATCTAATCCTTCTTTGATTATAATAATAACCAAATTTATCTCTACCTAAAAAGTAACGTAAGTTTTCCTCCATAGGCTGTAGATATGGTTTGATTTTCTCGTTCAATTCTCCGGGTAAAGATCCAATATCTTTACCTGCACACACTAAAGGACGAGTTACAATTATCATGTCTATCTCGTCTTTTAAAATCTTATGTGCTGCGATTCCAGCAGCGATAAATGATTTACCACTACCAGAAGGTCCAGTACAGAATACTACGTCGTTTTCTATAATTGAACGTATATAATTTTTTTGATTTTGAGTTTTAGCCTCCAGTACGTTAGGTTTGCTTGCTTTCTGTTCTTTACGCTTTTTTCTATTATTATGTGCCTGTGCTGCCAAAACCATCACTCCCTCGTTGCGAGGTCTCTAATTCTTCTGATTCGATTAGAGAAATTAGAGGAACCTCTTGGAATATAATCTGCGCGATTCTATCCCCACGATTTATTTCTACATCTTCGTCAGAAGTATTGTACAAACAGACCATGATCTCTCCCCTGTAACCAGAGTCTACGACTCCAGCTAGAACATCAATTCCTTTTTTTACAGACAGTCCAGAGCGGGGCCAGATTAATCCAGCTAATCCCTCTGGCATGTCAAAAGAAACTCCTGTTTTTATAGTTGTACGCTGTCTACCAACTACGACCGTATCTTCAGATGCATACAAATCATAGCCAGCATCACCCCTGTGTGCTTTAGTTGGTGCTTCTGAGTTTTCATTCAATAATTTAACATATACAAAAACCATAATTAACTCCTAAATGATATCACACTTCCCGCCAGCACAAGCTACTTCTTGCACTGGATTAACATTGTTTTGTTCTTCAATTACATTGGTATAATCTATCTCTTTGTACTCACGATTAATGTCTAGCCATTCATGCCAGTTATAAACATCTTTCATGCAATAAGTTAGTTTCTTTAAATCACCGTCCATGTATTTGTCAGAAAATTTTTGACATCTTTCTAAGTATCCTTTCTTTTCTGTGCCTTTAATCTTTTGACCAACACCTAGTAAACTATCACATGCTGCCCATAAATTATCATCATATAATCCTAAGCCAACTTCTATTAAGCCGCTGACAAACATTGCAGCATCTCCATAATGTTTTACTTGCTCGCTAGGTAAATACACTGTTGTGAATGGTGCTTGTGCATAATCTTTATCACCAGCAATAGGTAGTAAAGAAACACCACAGAAATATTTACGGTTCTTATAGATAAAATTAGTAACATCATCCCATTCATCTGGCTTAACATTAATAGTATTAGATACATTATGTGTTAACCAAGGCTTAGTGCATTGTTTTGGATTAGTGCCGCTAATAACCCAATTTCGCTGTGTGCTTTTGACATACTCAAGTAAATCTACTGCACCAACTTGGTTTTTAATTTTTGCACCATCTGGAACTTCTACACAAAATGATACTACATCATCTGAGTCATTATTAGACCATACGGATTCCTCACATGCTCTAGGATTAATTGTTTTAAAATACTGGTAGATTGGTTCCATTTTATTTGCTTGAACTCTACGAATGTATCTCTTAGCGTGGTGAGGGTGAATGCCAGAAGATGTGCCAAGGATACAACTAGATGTACCTTCGGGTTTAACACACGTAGTACGAGCAGCCTTGTTAATCCCAATCAATTCTGCTAATGTAGCGTTAGTTTCTTTTACTATTTCTGCACCTCTTTTTTGCACATCTGGATCTAAGCATATTTCATGCTGTTCCATAACACCTGTCATTGATACGCCTAGTAAAGCCTCGCGGCTAATAATTCTCTCTGAGACTTCTCCAAGATATGGAAAGCTAGCAAATCCAGCCTGTAGTGTACCAATAATTGCAGCAGACTCACAAGCCTTGTAAAACTCTTTCTTTGTGGTTACTTTAGCACAGTTAATTGTAGAAAGATTACACGCTTGCCATCCCGTTTTGCCAGTAGTTTCGTCCACGGGCCACATGCCAATCTCTACACATGGATTTACAATCAACTCTGTAGAGTCAGACCATACAAATCCGGGTTCTCCAAACTCTTTAACTGACTCCATCAACGTAGCGAATTGTTCTTTAGTTGTTTCGTTTCTCAAAAGTAATGCAGAATTATTAGAACGTCCACGTTGTGGGTTTTCTGTGAACCAGTTGCCAGTTTTAGCTTTTGCCATTTCCTCGTCGTCGGCAGAAAAAACACAGATTGTAGCACTGCGACGAAC